GGTACGGGTACGGGTACGGGTCCGGGTCCGGGTACGGGGACGGGTACGGGTACGGGTCCGGGTCCGGGTACGGGGACGGGTCCGGGTACGGGGACGGGTCCGGGTTAAATCACCTGATTCAAACTCTAATAAAATAACCCCAGCCTCAACCATTTCGAACAACCGCTCGAAATGGTTCTTGATGGTGTTATCGTAACTCAAGATACAGAGATCCACTTTACAGCGGAAGGTTGCAGGTAAAAACCCTGTCGTTAGCATCATCACCTGGGCAACCAGGTCTTATTAACCTAAAGGAGAAAGATTTATGAATATTATAAATCTGGAAACCAGAAAGAGAGAGTTTGTCTATGTGGCAGAGGTGACTTATACCATCTTCTCCCACAAAAAAGGCGGCAAACTTATCTGCCTGGAATTGGAGGTAGGCAAGGATACAACTTATACCTTAATGCCCTCCGACTCCCCTGATTCCTTATTTGCGGCAGTTCCAAAAACTGTTGAGGATAAGTTGAGGGAGCTTCTATCTTAATTTAGGTTAAGGTAGGGGGCGGTTGATAGTGCAAGCTATCACCCGCCTTCCTTCTTTATTAACGCTAACTAACAAAGAGGTCTAATGAAACCAGAAACCAAGAAGAAAATCAAGGAAGGATTAATAGGTTTTTTAATCTATATCGTTGTTTTCGCGGTTATCGTGGGCGGATATAAGCTCCTGCGCGGCTGATTTCAACAGGGCGCTTTAGCCGGGCGCCCACAACCGGAGATCCGTATGATGATATTGAGTATAAATTTAAATGGTGATAACGCCTGGCCAGAACTGAAAGCGGATAATGTTATCCATCTGGAGAGCGGCCATATTCAGGTAGCCACACTGGAAGGTGGCACTAATAAAGGCGCACCAAGTATAGCTATCCGCCTGGACCTTCCGGACGGCAAAACCGTGATAGCCGAAACTCATGCCGGCGTTTTTATAACCGCTGCAAAATTGATAGAGGCCAGGTTTCCGGAAATGAAGCGGGAAGTTTTACCATCAATAAATATTCCGGCAAATGACAGGTAAACTGGAAAGATATAATAAACCACAATGGCAGACGGAACGCGTTTTAGAGGACATAAAAGAGCTGAATAAAATGATCAAGGAAGCACTTGAAGAACCGGACCACAACGTACAACCTTATATGGGAGAATAACAATGCTTAGAATAATACACAGGCCGAGAGCTGCAGGCAAAACTCATGAAGCAGTAGAACTGGCAAACCAGACAGGAGCCCACCTGGTTGTCAGGGATAGATCTGAGGTGGAAAGAATAGTAAAATTTTATCAACCGATGTTCAAGCCCATAACCTTTGAAGATCTGGAAGGCAAAGATTCCTTAAAAAGATATTTCACCAAAAATATAATTATAGATAACGGTGATGACTGGCTGGAATGGCACTTTACACAGAAAGGAATAAAACTTGATGCAATTACCGTTAGCGTGGTTGACAGCAAAAAACCGGAGGTCAAATGAGCAACATAGCATTTTTAAAAGAAAAAAACCGGTTCTCACCGGACATAACAGCAAGCCTGGTGCAGAGGTTAAAATTATCAAAGATCTGCCTGCTGATATTAACCTCCATACAAAAAGACCCTCAACAATGGGAGGCAGACAGCCACCGGTTCAAAAATGAAAAAGTTGGTTTACAGATGTGGATAGCTAACGGCAGTAGCTGCGCGCACATTGAAGGTCACGGCATCAGCCGGCACACATTATCTGATAAAGATATGAGCGCGCTATGGACAGCGTACCAAAGCTGGGTAGAGGCGAAAAAAGAACAGATATTCGCATCACTTGAACTGGCAATAGGAGGCATCGATGTTGACGTTATTTAAGAAATACCGGTACATTAAATATCCTGAAGGCAAGCAACTGGAGGAATTGCTAAAAACCAAAGGACCATTGGTAACATTAAAAATTATTGACCTGATCTATGAGCACAACAAAAAAGCCATAGATCTTCAGTACAAGGCCATGAACTACGTGATCATCTTTGCTTTGATCGCATATCTTATGGCGGAGGCAGTCATTACCATTAGCTATTTTTATCAACATAACTAATTAATTTTATGGCAAATATTGAAAAAAGACCAACCCTGGAATGGGTACCGGTAAAAAAACTTTTTATAGATAAAAAATATCAAAGGTCATCAGAAACCAAACCATCACGCGAGAACATAGTTAAAATAAAAGCTAATTTCTCCTGGGCATTATTCGGCGCCCTGGTTGTTTTCAGGTCCAATGATAAATACGCAGTGGTAGACGGCCAGCACCGTGTAGAAGCAGCAAAAATATTAAAACTGGACGAACTGCCCTGTGTAATAGTGGACAACCAGGACATAAAAGCGCAAGCGCAAAGCTTTGTGGGCATAAATAAAAACCGCCTGTCAGTACACACACTTGCAAAATTCAAGGCAGCTCTCGCATCGGAAGATGAGAACGCCATGATGGTGAAAAAAATATGCGATGCTGCAGGCATAACAATATTAGAAGCAGCTGCTCATGGCGATAAAACCGGCCCGCGTGAAACCCAGGCTGTTGGCACCATGCTTTCCCTGGTAAGAAAATATACTGAAGCGCAGCTGATCTGGACCTTAAAAATAATACCGGAAGCTTATGGTGACGAAAAAGGCAAACTGCGCGCATTATCAATAAAGGCGGTTGCCAAATTCCTGAAGGACAATCCGGAAGCATTCAAGGAAAGGCGGGCAGATGCAGTGCGCACTCTACAGGAAACCAACCTGAAGGAACTGGAAATAAACGCTGAAGCAGCAGTTAAAATCCAGGGCGGCAACAAAGTTAATATGATGGTGGAAGGGCTGGAAAGGGAATATACCCGCACCGCAAAATCTGCAGGCAAAAAATTAAAACCTGTAGCTGAAGAAGATAGAACGCCCCCCCCCTCAGAACCAACCGGTCCGCTGGTTAAATATAACGCTGATGCTGATGATAAACCTAAAGATCCGAACACGGAATATGATATTGACGCAGTAAGCCAGTATCTGGACCAGCCGGTTGATTATGTACTCAGGCTATTATCACGCGGCAAACTGGAGCAACCGGCTTCAGATGGTAAATGGCTGAAGGCACAACTGGACAGATACCTTGATAAAAAAACCGAAGGTGCCAAAGAACAGAAAAAACTAAAAAAATATTTATGAAGAAATATGAAGTTCAAAAACTAAACTTTGGCGGAATATATACCCCAACCCACTTCGTTATAGGAAGATATCACGATATCAATGCCGCTATGGACAGATGCGAAAGCGAACATAAAAAATCCCCCAAACAATGGTTTCGCGTAGAGATAGGCGGCATATATGTTGGTGACGGAACCGGTCAAATGAACCCCGCATTCGCACATTTACGGAAAAAGAAGGATGCTTAAATTCATTCAAAATTCCTTGCCGGCAAAACTATAATGCAGCGACTGGGCTGGATATTAGGAACAATTTTTGCAGCTGCTGCAATTTTTTTAATTTTAATTGGAGGATAATATGACTACACAAGATAAGTGCCATATCTGTATGAAGAAAATTGGCGAATGCGATCATCACAAAGCACCATCAGAGAAAAAGGATATATCGCAAAACCTTCCGCAAATACAATACCACATAGCGCACTTATTATACGCGCTCAAACCACTAACCATCACTGGAAATGCAGAACAATTAAATTACTTTTACCGGCAAATAACGCAGCTAGAATTAGCCACCGGCGACCTGACTTACATCTGGAAATAACTTAATCAAAGGAGAATTATGTTAGAAGCAAAATGTATAGGCGGCCCACTGGATAAACAATGGTATGCAAGCCCTAATCCGCATTTTTTCAAGATAGCACAGCCACCTAAAATTTCAGGACCTTTAGATAAAGATCCCGAGGCGGCCATGAAATTAAATGTAGTAACTTACGAATCCAGAAAAATATTCAAAAGATCATTCTGGATATTTGAGGGACTAGAGAAAAAAAGTGATGCGGATATCATAATATATATGCTACTTAACGGCCGCCGCCAGGAACAAACAATGATGATGATAGAACAAAATTACCACCATATATGACAGAAAAAGAAAAAATCATCTGCGAATTTTGCGAAGGATCAGGTTTTGATGAAGAAAATCATGATTGCGGTGAAGATACCTGCGTATGCGTGGAGGCCGGTAATGCGCTTTGCGAAAATTGCGCAGGCGTTGGATATTATTACACTCAAATCACAAAATAAAACTACTCCGAATTCTCAAAGCGGCATTCTTTAAGGGCCTGTTTTATTTTACCGGTATATTTACCCAGCTCACCCATTGTTTTGCCGTTAAATTCCTCGATCGGCGGGTAGGTTCTTTTGGTTTTAGATATTGTTGATGTACCTGCGCAGGCTGTCAGGAACAGGACACTTGTAAGCATCATCAGCTTTAACGGCCTCATCATATTCAGTTTCAAGTTTTTCATATTTTACCTTCATGGTTGATAATTCATTCTGCAATTTCTTTAACCGGGTTAGTTCCGCTTCCACTTCTTTTGCACGCTGAAGGGCATATTCGGTTTTTGCCTTGTCGTACCCCACCCCCTCAAACTTCCACGCCGTAGCAGCGATTATTATGACAATAAGAATAGGCTTCCAGTATTCCACTATCACACCGGCAATACTGGTAAGCAGTTTTTTAATTATCAGAAGAAACATTATTCACCACCTGCGTTGTTTTAGGAGCAAGCTTTACCTCACCCATTTTATTGATACCGGTCTGGATAACATAAGCAGTAAGCAGAATACTCATGGCAGCAACTTTATTATCCTGATCGCTTACCGCGCACACAACATAACTTGCCGGAAAGAACGCCAAAAAACTAAGCAGCCTGGTCATTGATAACCGGCCGCCATCATCCTCAAAAAATTCCGCTAACCTGCCGAACATATCACGCCTCGTTAGTTGAAAGTTTTCCGTCAGAGCTGATCAGCGGTAAATTTTCCAGGCCGGGTTTTCCAAACCTCGCCTCAAAAGCAGTCACTGCCGGCCACCTATAACACAAAACCCGCTCTGTTGAGAACGGGCGGACGCTAACCTTATCACCCTGGTTACCACCAAGCACCATTAAATTACCCGCCTGGTCACGGCCGGCAACAAAACCAACATGGCCGTAAATACCTTTCGGGTTATAACGCCAGAAAACAACTATTGCGCCCTCAACCGGCTCATCCAGTTTTACACCCCAATGTTCGTAAGATCTTGCATTCTCTTTTCGGGTGGAGCGTATGCCGCAATTTTCCAGAACCGCACCAACGAAAGCAGCACACCAGGATGTTTCATCATCCTTGATACCGCCGAGCTTTATGGTTTTCCAGAACTCAAGTATTTTCGGGTTATGACCCGCGCCCTTAACTTCCGTTAAGCCGATATATTGTTTTGCCTTTTCTAACCAGATCATATAACACCCCTGTAAATTGCAGCTATTAAAGCGAACATTGAAAGCGCATGGATGAGCAGGAATAAAAATTCAATTATCCGCCAGCGCAGATCTCCCTCACCTTTATAAGGCACCACACCAAGGTAACGCATAGCACCTATCATAAACCCGTAGAACAGCATGGCAACACCAAATAAAGGCCCGAAGCAGAGATAAGGAAAATAATACAACAACCCATTCAGCGTTGCGTATATCACGCCCCATTTACGCACCTGGCCGATAGTGACCGGCAGGCAGTAAAGTTTTATCACCAACTCATTAAGCGGCTTGCCGCGCTTGATATCCCACACCCTTTCCGCAAATGCCAGGTGCAATTCACTGGTACCTAGTAATGCAAATGTTGCAGCATGCGGAAAGATAAAAACCAGGCCACAGATAAGGGAAACAAGATGATCATGTGAAATAATAAAAGCACCACCGGCAAATAACATAGCCTGCATTAACTGAACCGCCCATTTACTGAAGAAAATATTATCCGGCAAATGACCACCGCCTTTAGCAGCGTTAAGCCCGCCAATGCAGAGCGCCAGTAATATAAGGGTCGCGATCATTCACATTTAAAAATATACCGGCGGATGAAAATTGCCGCGCGGGATTCAGGACGCACAAGCATCACCAGAACCGATGCCGTAATGATAAAAAGACAAAGCCCCGCAGGCAGAACCGCGAGGATAAGGCAGACAATGATAACCGCATATTTTATAACGAACAGCTGAAGCCAGATATCAATTCTCTTCAAAAAGCTTAATAACCTCTCCATCGGAACCTCCGTGTTGTTGATTTCTGGTTATCAGTGAAGGGCCGGATATTACCTCCGCGCGCTTCATGGAAAGCTGAAATTTTATAACCTTCATATCGCCGGCCATGTTGGCGATATCTTTAGTGTTCTGATCACCGTTAGTTTCAAGGGACAAAAGTTTTTTATCTATGGAATCAAAGCGGGTATCAATACCACCGAGCTTTTCATTGATAGCAAGGGATATTGCCGCTATTACTACCGCCATAGCCCACTTACCAAGAGCAGACCAGGTTATGCTTTTCTTTGTCATGAGCGTTACCCAAAATTTATGTAAAATTTATAAAGCCCCTTACGACCTTTATACAGCATTAATTATTTTTAATCCAGACCCATTGAAGATTTATAGGAAACAATGGTATCGTTAACTATATTTCGCAACACCTCGCCGGAAAATTCAAGGTCAGTGCGAACATCACTTTCAGCCTTTTTATTTGCCGCAGCAAATAAAGCCGCATCGGAAATTTCAATAGTAACTTTTTGCATAATATCTCCTAATAAGTGGCAGCGACAACAGATGCGCCACCGGTTGCTGTTAAATTTTTACCACCGGTACCGGCATCGGTCAACGTTGTTGCTCCGGCATTCTCATTATATATGTAACCATAGACCGGCTGGTTATTAGAAATATCATCCATTTCGTAAGGAGTTTTTAAACCATTCCAGCAAGCAACCGTATATATCTTGCCGCGCCAGTTAAACTCCGGCGTGCCAAGTGAAGCAACAGGCGCACCGATTGCAAAGGTAGAGCCGGCAGCGCCAGTAATAGCGATAGGGGTTGAAACCAACCCCACCAATATACCATAATTATATACCCTTAAAGTAGCTCCGTCAAAGGTCAGCGCAAGATTAAACAACGTATCAAGCTGCATATTTACCAGGCTAACAACATACCTTCCGGTAGCGGTATTATAAACGATCTGCAAGGTACCGGTATTGGCATAAACAATATTAACACCACCCGCAGTTGCAAGCGCACCACTTGAAACAAGATATTGCGCAGTAATTGGAAGCGAGGAAGGAGTCTTGAACTGGTAACGGCGACTAGTTACATTTGGGGTTGAAGCAAGTGACGGATCATTCATTATGGTTGCCGTCATGGTATTATTGGAAAAATACTGCGGGGTGCCGTTAGGGGCAAACATCACCGTATTCTTCCAGGAAAAGGCAACGGAGGAGGACCGACCGCGACCGCGATTAAGCCCTGCCTCCTGTCTTTGCCTTACCCTGTAATACATTTAACCTACCTGATGGAAGCTGAAAACCCCAGAGGTTCCACGAACCCCGATCTTTTCTTTATTCTCACCATCCAGCTCAACTGAAACAGTATTACCTGCACGAAGCAGGTAACCATTGGAGGTTGTAAGGCCGGAGTTAGAAACACCGGTTGAGATATAGCAATCCACCGTACTCCACACATCATATATACCTTCCGGTAATACCGGCGTTTCCTGAACGCTGGAGCTGATATTTATATCCGTTCCGCGCGTGCGACCAGTAAGCCTGATCACATTGGAAACTATCGCATTAGTAGGATTACCAAGACCCATAAAACCTCCACAAATAAGTTATTAATTTCCTGTCTGCATATCAAACGCAGCGGTTACCGAAAGGCCGGAACCACATGGCAGTTTTTGCAGCAGCCGCATCAGCTGCTTTTAAAACACCCTTGCCAACAGCAGTTGCGTCAGTAATATCATCAGCAACATGAGAGTGAGAAGCCGCGGCAAAATATTCAACATCCTCAAATGCTGCGGTTCCAGCCTCCATATAATCCCACAGGTCACCTTTATTAGCATGACTCATCAACTCCTCAACGTGAGGATTAGGAGCAACCTCCGACCAGAATTCAAGGTTAGCGGAATGATCCTGCTTTAATGCAAGCTCACCACCAACATCAGCATAAACATTAACCCTATTACCAAGCGTATAAGAACCACCGCCAGGTATATTGCTATTGATGGAAGTTATCACATCAGCAGCTTTACCGGACCAGTAATAATCAAGCGCCTCCTCTATCGCAGCAGCTTCCGTGCCGGCAACAAATATATGATTCGCATGATCATCAGATCCGGTTGTGCGAATTATTGCATAATCACTCTGGTTAAAAGAAAACAGATCCTTTCTCGCAGATTCATAAGTCGGAAATATAGTAAGCTCATCAGGAGTATAATAATAATCCCTGTTATAACTGACCCGAACGTCCACCGCCTCCGCAAATGCGGAAGGGGCCAATGCCGTGAGGAATAAAACAGACAGTAGTAAAAACTTTTTCATAAAAACAAAAGGTTAGGTTAAGTTATTAAAGCAGATCGTTAGCAGCCTTAAAAAATTCATAAGTTCCATTTTTCAAGAATTGATACATATAGGCGACTCCATGATCGTAACCCTTCACAAGCTCCGCAAGGAACAGGTCAAAATAAAGCAGATCCTCATCCCACTCCCTGATAATAACATCAGCCTGAAAGCCATCCACAACTTCAAAAGAAGCTTTTAATTCAGGAACATCTTTAACAGCACCGCTAATAATATATTCCTGATATTGATCAGCGGTAAGCTCAATATTAAGTACCAGCTTTAATTTCTCCTGCAATGTTGCCGGCCTGGTTTCCTGATGACGCTTTTGCGAGTTACAGATAAGAAAATCATATGACTTAACTGGCACTTTATTCGCATTACGCGCAGCTTCATCAATGTAACCCGAAACAGTGACCACCAACTGACGCTTCAGGATGTCAAAATTATTTATACCGGTTATCCTCCAGTAATTGACTGAGTAACCCTGCTCCTGAACTTCCTGTTTTTCTAATGCCATAAAACCTCTTAAGTTTGATATTCAGTAACTTTAATAAACGACCCAAGTTTTGCACCATAATAAGTATTAGGCGAAAAACCATTCATATTTGTAGTACCCGCACTATTTGCCCCAAACCTCGCCTTAAAGGTGATGGCAGAAGTCGTGCCAGATGTCATTTCAAACCCGGCATTTATTTGCCGGGAAATAAGATTAGAGTTACTCTGATTCCAACCAACAGAACGAGCATTAGTTTCGCTATCCTTAAAAAGCGCTAATGACATTTCGTTAGCACCGGCGACCGAGTTATTAAGATTGGCACATGCCTCAACCAACAATTTACTGGTCGCTGATTTAGGGGTATAAGTCACCGTCATACCCTCCGTGCCCTCACTACTTTGCGGTATCGTGGTATCGTAAGGGATCAAACCAGTACCAGAAACCCTATTCGGCTCATATTTAGACTCCCTACCAAGAACTAGGTCAGCAGCAACATAAGAAAGGTTTGATGATGATCCTGCCTGCAATACATCACCACTATTTGGTGCAGCAAGCGGCATACCCGCAACTTTAGTGGCGCCGTTATTAGTATAGATATTAACCCGACCGGTAGTACCGCGGGATGAAATACCCATATCAACGTTACTGTTAGAACTTAAAACATCAAGATACGGAACGTTACCCGAAGCAGCATTGACCGCGCGGACATAAGATATAGAGCTTGCCACATCCATCAGACCTATCACGCGGTTATTATTAGCGCCACGCAAACCTTTATTATCCGTACTTATCCTAAGGTCGCCATTGGCAAAAGCAGCCTCACCATTAATGAACAAATTATTCACGTTTGAGATACTACCGAGATCATCTATCAGTACCGGACTTTCCTGAATACCTTTTGCACCGCCATCACCACGCACCACAGCATTATCAGTAATGTTATTAGCGGAAGAAACCGTACCATTCTCACCATTTCGCGTAAAGGCCAGGAACAACCTATCAGTATTTGCAAGCGCACCCGCGGAAGCAACATAAGTAACCGGTATCTGTAACCATGCGCCATTATCAGTGATGCTGCCGGTTATTGAATATATGGCAAAAACTTCCGGTGAACCACCTTTACGGATGAAGATATAGCCGCGTATATTATTTGCGGCATCATCCCACTTGGTAATATAATCACTTATATCAGGGTTACCGGATGAAGCCACCAGAGCGGAAATGGCAATATTGGTAACGCTTGCAAGCGCCGCATTATTCAACCGCAGATCTCCGGTACCAGGATCAGCCATTGCGGTTGCGCTGTCAAAATTCCACTGGGTTGAAACGCCGGCAATATTATCCGCTACTGTATTTATCGCATCAATATTTTCCGCAACCTCATCAACATTCGCGTTAAGGCCGGTAAGGTCAAAATCCGTAGTTCTTAGAACCGGATTCAATGGATCCGTCAGATCCCAGTAAACACCTTTATTATTCACCGGATCATCAACTGCAATATCACGGTAATTTGAGGAGGCAGGGAGTTTTAATGAACGGCGCGTTGCATCACGCAGCTGCTGCTCTATCATCGCACGCTTATCATAATCACCCTCCACCGTTGCGGCAGGCGTTGGGTCGGATGTAACATAGTCACTTTCTTGCGTGTAATCTATCTCCCTTTCTATTACCAGCGTTTCACCGGTTGCCGGCGCGCCGTAAAGGGTTGTGTTAACAGTTGCGGAAGTATAGGTTGGGGCAGTGCCTACAAGAGTTACCTCGTAGTCAGTATCAAGCTCCAGGTCAATTATATCACCCGCCGCATCGATAATATAAACAACCAGATTATCTTTCTGCTGCAGCTCATAAGGAAAGGCGAATGAAACGCTAACATCATTACCTGAATATTTTACTGGTGCGTATGTACTGTTTACTGTCATAACCTAACCTTATATTTTTTTACTAAAAATTCAAACTTCTATTTTGGCCTCAAATAATATTCCTGGTTATAGAACTTTTTCATATTCTTTTCAGCACGGTTAAGATAGCCAGGATTAAGAGTTTCCTTAACATGGTGGGCAAACATATATTGCACCGCCGCGTTAGTATAAAATAAATTAGGTGTTGCAGAATCAACAAGGTCCTGCAGCGCTTTTTTACGCTTGCCCGAATCACCGGCCGCAACATATATCAGGTTTAGCGCGTCATCAACACTTGGGCCGGCAAGGCCAACCAGTGTACGCACGGGGTCATCATTGGCAAAGTTAAGTATGGTTTCACCCATAATGGAAAGCCCGCCACCGCGAGAGAACGCATCAACTATTGTGGCCGGCTGCATCGGGTCTTTAGGCTCTTTACCTTTTAACAGATCCTTTGCGGCAGATTGCAAATAACCGAATACCGGCGCCAACAACATCAGCTGCATTATAGAGCCGATATCCGCACCATTTTTACCACCGTAAATAGCGCGCCCCCATATTTTAGTTGCTATAACAGTTGGCTGCTGCTTGAACTGCGCGATGAACCGGCGGAACTCACCTTCTACCGTACCGGCTTTGGTATTTGAAAGCCAGATCTGCCTTTCCCTGGCACCGCCGCGCGGTATGGCAAAACTCGCCTGGTCATTAAAATAGATCTCCAGTTTACTCTGCAGATCCTCACGCAGAGCAGTAAGCGATTTATTACTTTTAGTAGCAGCCTTATATTCATTTATCACCGCATCAGGCAAATGCCTCACCGCACGCGGGTTAACGAAATCCGTACCGTCAACATTTTCCACCACATCCTGAAACACTTTCCATTCCGCGTCATCGATGCCGTAAGTTTTTAATATATCATGGTTAGGTATTGCCGTAAAAGAGCGGCCTTTATGATAAGCCAGATCAGCAGATAATGAGCGGGCAAAAGCTACCTCACTCTGGCGCGTCCACCAGGTAAGCAGGTTCAGGCGGAAATATGCGCGGTTGATACGCTGCGCGGTGGATGATAAATTTTCCTCCAGCGTGAACCTGCCGGCAAGGTCACCCCTATATGAATCTGCAGCAACTGAAAGCATGGTTGAAAAACGTTTTTGCCCTTCAGTATCAAAAGCGCTGCGCAGGTCCGTAAGTGCTTTTGCATAACTGGAAATAACATTCCGGCCGTTATAATTATAGGCAAGAGCTTTGGTGAAAGTATCACCGAAAGCTGAAGCGATGGTTGCAGCACCAAGTTTAAAATTCTGGAAGGTGCGCACAACAGCACCGAACTGAGCAAGCTTTATTGAATCCGGATTGCTGAATTCACCTCTTATATCGCGATACAGGTCAAGTGCTTTATTTTTTTCACTTTCAAAATTGGAGATATAATTATTCTCACCTTTTTTACTTTTCACTTTTTTAGAACGGAGGTTTTTTCCGACATCATCAAATATTTTTTCTATCATCGCTTCCGGGTTAGTACCCCAGGTTTTTAAGGAAGCCATATTTACCGCCGCATTTTCAAAGCCGGCAAAAACATTTTCCTTGAATGAAGCGCTGCGGCCGTAAGTTTTGCGGTATGATATTTCAACATTAGCATCACGGAAGATCAACTGACGGGAATGAGAAAGGCGCTTAGCCAGATTGCCAGGTCCTGAAAGATGGAACAGGTTTTTCGACCTTTCACCCTGGTCAAACCTTATACCGGTAACCAGCGCGTTATATGTGTCACGCAGTACGCGGTCAATATCAGTTGGCGCAACATCACCGCCAAAACTCTTACTCAGGTCCAAACCATCTTTTACAAACTCAACCCATTTATCCTCACCCAGCTTTTTCATTTTCACCGGGTCATGCGTGCGGTAAGCGGAGTAATGCTCCAGCTTGCCGATATCTGCACCATAATAATTAAGCTGTTTGCGCAACGCCTCCTGATGCTCGCGGATAATTTTAGCGGCAGCGTAAGCCTCTTTATTTCCGGTTACAGGACGGCCCTCTTTATTGGCATTAAAATTATATAACTCAGTTTCAATATCCACATCGAACCGGTCAGAGGCAACAACATCAAGTAATTTATTTTTATCCAGGTCCGCCATCAGGCCGCCGAGTACACGGTTACGCGCAGTAATGGTAGATTGCTCAAAACTTAACCGGCCTTGAGAAGCACGTTTATTGATACCGGTCATCATCGCAAATTTCAGGTCACCGAATTCAACCCCCGCGTCAACAAAGGATTTAGCCTTGTCCAGCAATTCCTTGCGCAGCAGCACATTTCGCGCCGCATTCTGCTTTTCAAGCTGCAGGCCACGTTTGGCATTTTTCAAACGGAGTTCGAGTTGCTGCTGCACCGCCTCACTTTTATCAATGGATTTATTGAATGAGCTGCGCGCAAAATCATCAACCTCTTTAAGCAAACGCTTTGCTTCCGCCTCAGTGAACAGGCCGTTACTTTGCTCAACTATTCTTTTTACGCAATCCCTTGCCATAATATCAACCTCTGTTCAAACATATTTCCGCCGCCCTGAAGCCAGCCTCAATATCTTTTTCATTCACCGTATTAAGCTTTTCAAAATAAGCGATCTCATCCGCATCAAGCAGGTCCTCATCACGCAGCTCATTGATATAAGCTTCCGCCTCCTCAACCCTGCCTGTAACATCAACCTCATCAGCATCATTAAAAAATTCTTCCGGCTTTTCAAAATCACGTGATGAGTAAAAATTATCACTTTCAACATTCTGGTTTTCCCGTATTCTAGCCTTCACTCTTTCAACTTTAACCTGCTCAGCATTATCAAGCTGCTGCTTTACAATCTCAGGATCTGGCGCGGCTTTTTTCACCAGATCTGCACGCTCTTTTTCCATAGCCTTAATAGCGCTACGTAACTCTTTACTTTCATTACGCAGCTTTTCCGCAGCAGCAACAGATCTGCCCTCATCGTTCAGTTTATCAAAAACTTTAAGATCCTCACGCAATTCTTTAACCCGCAGATCTGTTTCCCCATCAAAGAGCTTTAAGCGCTTGCCTTTTTTACCAGGGTTAAGTTCGGCACGAGCAGCTGCTCGTGACACAACATAATTATCAATATTTTCGGTAAGAGCAGCCTTCATCATCACAGGATAACCTTCTGCAGCAAGAGCCTCATTAAAAGCTTCAGGTGACGACAAGTAATCCAGACGCGAGCGGTTTTCCGAGATCAACCTTTCTATATCACCGGTGACAGCTTTAGCAGCAGCAAAAACATTGTTTTCACCTTCACCTAAAACCCTGCTAAAGTTAAGCAATTCATCAAGCTTTTCTGTAGGTATGGCACCCTCATCAAAAGAGCTTTCAATAACATTCCGGACAAATTTCACATCATCAATATCCAATACATCATCAATAACTGATGTATCAACCCTCCTTCCGGAAACAACTTGCTGCACCACACCATCAAGTTTTGCCTCACGGCGGCGGAACTCACGCGCGTTTATTTTTTCGGAAATAAAAGTGCCTCCTACATTCAGGCCAGCACCTAGTATCAGTGATGTACCAAAATTAAATAAGCTGTCATAAACATCATAATCACTCTGCAGGTCCTGCCGCGCGTTATAAGTTGCAGCTTCAATTATACCTGCAGCGGCCACACCTTCAGCCGCACCTTTAGTAGCAGCCGGCACATATTTACCATAGCGCGCCAGGTTCTTTACATTTTTACCAACACTCGCCAGGCGCGAAAGCGCAGTACCGGCACCAAAAGTAACCAGCCCTACGCCCAGGTTCAACGGCTCAAATACACCTGCACCAAAACTACTTAAAATACCCGCAGCACTTTGCCAGCCGGTTGCGCGCGAAATAACATCCGCCCGCGCTTCTTCCTCATCTTTCCTGGTTGCCAGAAATTCAGCGGAGCTGGTGGTCATTCCGTCATAATATTCAAGCCCTTCGCGGAAATGATCACTTTCCTTCCATGCCTCTTTACTTATCGGCTCACCTTCACGCTCAAATTTATGCAAACTATCCTGGTCCTTCAGCTGCTGATAGGTAAGATCACCCAGGAATGCCTCGTCTATGTAGGTTCCGATGACCTGTTTTGTAGTAGGCGCAAGATCGTTTGGCTGCAGAACGGAATTGTAACTGCCCTGATCGAACTTTCTTGGTATGCCTGTAAATAGATTTACCATTCCTGCCAGGAGTTTTTGTTGATAACCTCATAACTATCAATCATTTTTTGATCATCTATCGCCTTCCTTATCCGGCCCTCACTCCAGCCCAGTCTTTTGCCGTCCTCCCTGATACCCTTATATGACGGGTTATTAAGGTCACGGTTAAGGAACACCTGCTCAAAATTGAATTCTATAATTTTTGCATCACGCGCGGGTACAAAAATACCCTGGTCAGTGACCGAAGCATATTTATCAACCACATTACTGCCATCAGCTGCGACCAGGTAAACACCGGTCTGCTCCGGATTGGTCACAAAATGGCCGGTATTTTTTATAGTGGTCAGATAGTTTTTTGCTTTTTGCTCCGTCACCGGAAACTCAATTTTCACCCTGCCGAGCTCACGCACCAATGCACCATGTAACTCATCCGGATCATATTCATCACTAACCGGTAACCGGTATTCAACACCGTTAACACTTTTCTTTTCATAGGAATTGGTTATCCAGCCGGTAGCTTTATCAACAGCCACATCTGCAGCATCACCGCCGGTATAGAAAGCGGAAGCCATAGCCACCACAGAGTTACTTAAATTCTGCCGGTAAATATCCGGCATATTTTCAGCAGCTAAAAAGCCCATAGTGTCCGCCATTTCTTTTAATACGGGCGTTTTTATCTCCGTTTCAAAACTTGAACCATCAACAACAGCTTTATCCTTTGCCTGCGCGATAACGGAATTCTTATTGCTTGAAAGTGACCCACCGCCTTGCACAACCCGCATCATAGCGTTCATCTGGTCAACATTCTGCGTTTCATCCATAGAGAACATAAGCTGGTAATCTATCGGCAAACCGCCTTTATACAGGTCCTTCACCGCAAGGTCATAATAATCACCATACTGGTCCTTTAACCCTTGCTTAAAGGTAATGAACTGGTCAACATTTTCCACTTTTTTAATACCGGTAACCAGGCTTTTTGATTGCTCTTTCGGCATCACCGAAATATCAGAAGCAGGCACACCGCGTGCGCGCTGCGATTCCACCAGTGAGGCAGGGTCCATAGCAAGTGAAGGGTCCTGCGCAATATCATAAGCAGCAGGGTCAGTGAACTTCATTTTCTCAACCCTTATTTCACCGGCTTTTTGTGTGGCTTCCGCACGGTTAAGCAGGCTGTTATATATGTTACTGTCAAGCAGCCCCTGGTATTCAGGGCTTTTAAGTTCGGCAACAGCAGCAGCCGGATTATTTTCAATAAGACCCTGTATATATGAGCTCGCAACATCATTATTCAGTTTATCGCGGATCTTTATTTTCACCTCCGGAGAAACATCATACAGATCTATCTTTTTCTCAACCGCATCATAAAGCGCCTGGTCAACATAACCATCCGCACGGGCGCGGTTAGCAAGCACATTTAATTCATCCTCAAATTTATTTATCTGGTAAGCAGCTTTTATATTCGCCTCATCGCGCATCGCACTACCCATTACATTCTGCTTAAGGTTGAGCAGCTGGCCGGCAAACTCATCGCGGTAACGCGGGGAAACATTACCTAAACTTTCCTGCGAAAATTCTTCAAACTCCTGCTTTACCCTTTCAGTATAACCCGTTCCTTCAGGGTATTCCTGTTTCAGGTCATTCAGTTGTTTTTCCCAGCTGAGCTGAGAATCCACCATGAAATTAGCCTGGCGCAGTTTTTCCGCCTGGTCAGCTTTCTGCTGCTCAAACTTGGCGATACTCTCACCGCTATCACCGATGATGGCAAGCGCGTTATTTTCCACGCGCGCGCGCGGGCCGCCATTTATCACACCCCTTGCTGCAATAGTTTGCTCAACTGATCTTATTACCGGCATTATATCACCCCCCCGCCGCCGGCTGCATTACCGGCTTTATATGCACCACTTATCACACCCTTAAGTATGGCGCCCTGTTGCTCCTGTTTTTCCATCAGCTCCTCGTTCCTGAAGCCACGCTCTGCAAGCGCACCGGAATATTTTATATTAAGCAGGTCCAGCTCCGCGTTCATTACACTTTCCTCAAATATATCCAGTACCGAGCCATCAGCAGCCCTGCCACTGGCACCGGCAGCAGCACGGGCAGCACCTAACCGGCGGATGTTCTCACGGCGTTGCTGGTCGTAATTGGCCTGCGTCTGGTCACCCACGATCAAACGGTTCTGTTCCGCAATATCTTCATTGAACTGGGAGGTCTGAACTGCCCCAAAGGTCTGGAAAGCAGTAACCGCCAGCATGACACCCGCACTTATCGGATCAGCCATAGCACCTCGCAAACATATAATGATCAGAGCCGTCACGACCGTATTTATGCAGCAGCCCTTCTCTTTTAAATCCTAATAATTCTATCCATCTTATACCGGCAGTAAAACTTTTCTCAATGGTCGCCTCGATACGGGTATATTTATGCGCGCCGTCAAGCGCCGCTTTTACCTTTTTATGCAAAAAGACCATTTCCCTGCGCAGATCCGGAGAAAGCACCGCCCAGGCAACACCCCTCTTATCAGTTGCATCAAGCACGCCAAAGGCAGCAACCAGTTTGCCATCTTTAAAAACGCAGTAATTATGCTCAAATTTTTCAAGCACCTTTACAACATCTGCAGATATGCCGCGTAAAAAACCCTGCTGTTTTTCCTGCTTTTCCATTTCTATCAGGTCGTCTGCAGATAATTTATTTTTCAATATCATCATATAGCATCCTCCACTTCCAGCTGGTATATCAATGCCTGGATCTGGAACGGAAAAGGCCCCTCATTTTCCATACATACATTACCATCAGTTTCATAATCACCATGAAACTCTATAGGCAGATCTCCGGTTTTTAATTTATGCGGAATACCAATGGTTGTAAAATAGGCAAAACTCTCCTCATCCAGCTTATCAAAGCTTGGGCCATATTTCAGGCCGAGAGAATTATATAATCTTGGGATAATTTTAAATATACGCTTGGTTTTACCCTGCGAAACGCCGTTTTGGCTGCCGCCTTCAGGGCGCAGGAATTCCAGCTGCCATTTATTACTTAAACCACCCACAACCACACTACCCTCACGCACCAGGTCAATTGCGCCATCAACAACTTCCACTTCAGGATGACCCCCGCCATCAACCAGCAGCGTTAAAGTTTCACCTTCCAGATGCTCAAAACCGGTAAGCCTGGTTACCGGCGCACCGTCATACATCAAAGCAGAATCCACATGAACCGCATATTCAGCGCCAACATCATCCTCATAAAAGCGCGTCATATACTCAATATATTTTTTGGTACCGCCATCTATCCAGCGCTCAACTACCATCCATAATTCATCACGGCTGCCGTCAGCCGCAGGTATAACATCAATGGATTGTACCAGAGCATTCACCGTATGACCGGCATCAGAATAACCGCCGATAATATGCGGGTGCCAGCCAACTATATTTTCATCCGGATAATAAGTGCAGCCGGTAAGGTAACCATTATTCAGGCTACCCCAAACTATATTCTGCGGCTCCTGCTGGTAAGCGAGCTCAACTATACCGGTACGGGTTATATTTTCTGAAAGTATGGTCAGGTCCGGCGTTTTATAGGTATCACTGTCAAAAGTATAAGCCAGTTGCAGCAATTTACGTGCAGCACGCTGCGGAAATAAAGTTGCCCAGCTAACCTGCAAAGGCTCAACGTCAGCTGAACCGTTGGAGCCTATCTGGTAAGCGTTTGCATCTTCCGGAGTAAGCGTTACTGAATTCGCACTGGATGAGATTATCCATTCTGAACCGGTAGTACCTACCTGCAGGCCGCGCTCATTACTTGCAACCCACCTGATAGCACTTACCTTACGTGAATTAAGAACTACGGAAATTGCATTATCCGCAGCAACCACACCGGCGGTCGGGTTGGAAGGCTCAAAATAAAGATCTGTTGCAGAATAACCACCGGTTTCAGAAAATTCCACACGGTTATTTATTACGGTTTTGCCTATAGGTGCATCCGGCCCGCCGGCAAGAACTATCCTGTCCTGCAGGAACGCAGCACAGGAAGGCCAACCGGTAGTATCACTCCAGCTGCCAAGCCGCCAGTCAAGTATCGCACTGGAAGGGAAATTTATAGTACCTTTTACCAGAACGCCGATCAAAGTTGTTGATGTGCGAGAAACTATTTCACCCCATGCCCAGTTACTTCCGGTCTTTATACGCAGTAAACGGCCAACATCAGTTGCCTGGAAGCCATCACCGCCATTTATACCAACAGTTGATGAGGCAGTTACCGGCACCGTAGTGCCGGGCGTATAGGTACCACCGGAAGGTGTAAGCGTGGTAGCGGTAATATTTATTGCAAGGTAAGGCCCGTCATTCAGCGTAAGTGTGTTCAGGTCCCAGTTGTTGTTAGCCTGGCGCACCAGCGCGCGCGGCTTATAACTCGGGTGCACCAGATAAAGCACATCCGCCGATTGCAGGCTGCGCAGCTTCCTGATATCTGCATTAAGGTAAGGGCTGGCCTTTTCATAAACCCCGTAAATATCACCACCCGAAGTATAGGTTGAATATGAAGTGCTGTTTACGTTATTGCCGTCAAGGTCATGTAATTCAAAGGTATTTGCGCCGGTATTAACATTGGCGACCAGGTACCTTTTATTATTCACCTGCGTCATGCCGGCAACATTTTCAATATAGATCTCCATTCCATTGGGAAAATTATCTGCGCCGCTATAAGTAACAACTGCCGGATTGGCCTTAGTTATATTGGTTATATTCTGCATCGCGTTGAACACGGAAGCATTACCGCGAAAGAACCGGAAATAATTCTGGCCGGTTTCTATCATGTAAGCCTGGTCAGCGGAATATTCAAAACCTATCACCCTGGTTACCAGAGCAGAATTCTTGGCACGGGCCGCGAACATAGTACCACCCCTGCGGGCAAGCGGACCCTGTTTTAAACTGATAAGATTATAAGCACTACGCACCGCGTGGCCGCGTTTTGGCGTATCAATAAAACCTTCAAGCAGCGGGCTGAATACGCCTGCGTTAAAATTTGTCTGCATTAATGAGGCCGTTGCCATAACGCCCTACCTCCCTAATATATAATCATCTTCCTGCGGGGTACGCGGCGGCAATTGCACCGCATCTATACGTTTTGCTTCCGCCAGTAATATTTTATAGTCATTGAGTAAGCGGTCACGTTTAGAGCCGCTATCCGTTATATCATAACATATTTCAACACCCAGCTTACACGCCATCACTTCATGGAAAAGCGGGTGCCAGTCATTTTCATTTTCTACTTTACCGATATATTCCAGGTATATGCCATCACCATAATCAGTGAGCAGGGTTTTACCCTCAAGGTCATATTCGGTAACTACAGTTTCCGGATTGCCCTGGCACCTTATTTTAAACACCCTTAAAAAATCTGCAGGAACATTATACTTAAAACCCCAGCCGAAGGCAGGAGCAACAGGATCAGCTGAAAGAACTATCCTTTTTCGCGCAAATTTCCAGTAAGACTTGGAAAGCTCCACATCCCTGGTATGCTCATAAATTGTCAGTATGGTGCGCGACCGCTTGGTATTGTCGGTTTCAACATTCGTTACAAGCTCAGAACCTATCTTGATACAGGCAAGTTTTGCTATAGTGTTCTTTGAAGCCATTTTCCACCACCGGTTTAATTTTTAGGCTGGCGGGTTACCCATTCTATGAGTTTCTGCAGGCCAAGAACTATTTCCTCTTTTTTGAGGTTATCCTGAACAGTAAGCTCCATTTCTTTAGTGGTAGCACTGCCAGAAGCCTGGGTTGTATTAAAATAAGCATCTTTGCGATCAATCCCGTATTTTACTGTCGCCATAAAGGCCTCCGATATAATTGATAATATAAAAAACCGGAGGCGCAAAACCTCCGGTTTGTAAACGGATTAATCCGTTATAGCCTCACAGATAACTGTAACCTTACCTAAAGCAACATTAGCAGCATCATTCTTCATAAGGATACCTATACGACCGCCCGGATCAGATGTTAAACCTGCAAGCTCCCAAAGGGCTTTAAGGTCACCATTATTACCGCCGCCATCACCTTTACCGTAAACGTTGCCATAAGCAAAATGGTCACCGGTATCATCAATATCAAGCGCAGTTGCCAGAACTCCATCATATTCCGTTTCAACCCCCGCATCAGAAAGATGGTACAGGCCGGCATCTATATCAGGCTGGTCAACCGTACCATCACCGCGAATATTTACCGAAACAAGTTTCGCGTTGGAAGGCATAAGGCAGGCCTTATAGGTTGAATCAATGGTACTGGTTGTGTTACCAACAGTATATTCATCCAGAAACTTGCGCACTGGAACACCGTAACCCTTGTTATAGTCCGGCGCGTTGTAAGGTTTTGCCTCAAGGGCAGTAACCTTAACCGATTTTACGTTTTCTAAAACCATGTTAAAACTCCATTAAATTAATAAGTTAGTAAAAATATCTTATATCTTTGGTTAAACTCAAAAACCCCTGGGAACCACCCCAGGGGTTTAGCCGTTAAGCGGCAAAGATCTTACGCTTCAGAGCACTTGATCTCTACAACCTTTTTCTCCTCCGTCCTGGTAGCACCTATCATGATGTCACCATGAACCTGAGTGGCATAGTTCTTGGTCGGGAGTTCCGGAGTTATCTTACCGGTCACATCCGTCCATACGCCAAGGTGCATACCTGATTTTGCATATAAAGGAACACGGCGATAGCTACTGCCATCTACCGGAAGTTTCTGCGTCAACACCAGGTTGATACCCATGATCTGTTTCAGCTTACCGGTTGATGTGTCGTACATCGCGTTATAATCCTTGCTGGTAACTTTGATCTCGTTCTCCAGGTTACGCATCTGCTTGGCAGCAAGCGGCATCCACAGTTCTTCAAAATCAAGGTCAACTTCATTAGCGCGCAGTATTTCCAGGCCGGCAAGTATCTTTTCAAAGTTCATACCGGTTGCACCTGAAGCGCCAGTTGCTACTGCAACTTGCTGAGAGGAAGGGAAAGCTTCACTACCAGCACCTTTCGGGCCGGTTTTCGCAGTACCGAAATACGCACTTGCGATCTCCTCATCAATGTTACGGCCAAGTTCTGCAGCGCCGGCAAGCATTAATTTGCTGGTCGGGTCCTGCACCGCTGTTTTAACCTTGTCGATTTTATCAACAAGTTCATTCCAGTCATAAGTAACAGGATATACCCAACGCGCTTTACGCGGCGTTTCAGAGTATATAGTGTCAGAGTTGGAAGTACGGTTTTTAGTGGAAGCAGCCTCGCCGAACTGGTCAACGATCCTTGCGCCTTCACCTTGCACCGGAGCCTCGTCTACAGTTTTGCGGAGTTTTGTACCCCTTTGCTGGGTAAGTAATTGCAAATTCATCAAAAATGAATCTACGTAATGCTGTTCTATTTCAGCCATGATAAACCTCAATGGTTAAATTAATAATAAAAAAACAAACTTTCTCGAAAGCTTATCCTTTATTAAAACTTAATCTTGAAGCTTATCCTTTACGGGACCTCTAAGTTTTATTTTTAGGGACCTTCTGCCCGGCTTGAGTGGGCAACTCCCGGCCTGTTACGCCAGCGTCATCAGGGCCTGTTCCTGGCTTATCTGAAACACCCTCAAAAACAAACGTTTCCAGCGCTTTAACAGTGTTTATAACCTCTGTCGGACCCTTATGGGCAAGTGCCGGAAATGCTATTTTAAGGAGTTCAAATCTTACAATACTTTTTTCCATTTTACAAATCCTTTATGTTTTTTGCACCTTTCTGTTACTGGCAATCGCTTGCAGGTCAGTTATGATCTTCCTTTTTTCTGCGTTACCCTTCAGGTAATCTGACTTCCAGGCATTATCCGCCATCAACTCATTAATGCGCGCGCTTGCCTGTTCCGGCGTCATGCCATAACTGCCGCCACCACCGCCGCCAACAAAGTCACCTTCCATATATTTCTGCCCAACTTCCGCAACAATTTTCGCAAGGCCAGGATTAACTAAAAGATCATCAGATGTGACATCTTTAACACCAAATTCCTGTAAGGCGCGTTTAACCGCCTCCATTTTATTGCCGTATTCAGTACCCCAGTCTTTCGCCAGGGAAAGTTTACCCTCATTGGAAAGATTCTGCATTTTCGCGGTACGGTCACTTCCAAAGCCTTTTGCGTACTCATTATAATTTTTATAAAGCGCAGCTGCCTGTTTAGCACTCAAACCAAGATCGTAAGCCCACTGGCGGAACTTACCGTCAAAATCCTTGTTTATAGTTACACCATCAACCGGCTTCAGGTCATATTTATCTGCAGTTTCAGGGCGGCCAACTTTATTGAAAAATTTAGCCCAGTCCTCCGGCTTTGCATCATCACCTGGCAATTCAACACGCGCTTTACCCATTGACTTCTCAAGCTCGCTATAGGCCTTAACAACCTTTTTCGGGTCATCACCCCAGCCTTTATTCTGTATAACGCCAATAATATCCGCATCCGCACCTTCATACCAGGGCTTTGCACCACCTTGCTGCTGACCACCATTACCGGCACCGCCGCCGCCATTACCCGCGCCACCATCTCCATTACCGCTGCCACCCTGCTGTTGCTGGCCACCATTACCGGCACCGCCGCCGCCATTACCCGCGCCACCATCTCCGTCCGTACTGCAAAAACGCGATGCAGTGATGAATGATAAAAACTTTTTCTTTTTTATGAACATAGTTACCTCTTGGTTAAATTAAAAAATTAAGGCGCGTTAAGCGGGTCGCTATACCCCTTATTCTCATCATGATCTTCCTGGTCCGCATTATCATCATGACGCATGATCGAAGAAACATCCAAGTTTAAAAAACCCCATATCCGGTTGAACACCTGCCGCCTGCCTTCAAGTATTTTTGAACTGCCGTCATCACCAATAACGTGGGTTGTGGTTTTCACCTTACAAAAACGCAAAAGATCAGCAACAATAACCTCACCTTCAGGACTAAGGCTGCCATCAGCATTCAAAAGGGCAGACCGGTAAGCGGCAAGTTTTTTTCTTTTACGGAACAATTCAGACATGAAGCGAACCTAAATGCAAAAAATTGAAATGTCAACCGGCAGCCTCACGCTGCAGTTTCTGTGCCTGTGAAATATCCTTGATAGCGGAAGCGATCTCCGGTGCGCTTGCAACAGTATTTTGCATTTGCTGGCTTTTTGCGCGCGCATTTTTAGAAGCATCAACATCCTCTTTTTTACGGAAGCCGCGCATTGGCATACCTTGCGATTCACCAAATATCTGCAGGTTAGTGCGGTGATCAAACTCATCAAAAACAGTCGGGTCACTAGGCGCGATGTAAGTTGCGGCAAATTCATAAGTTCTTTGGATACCAAGCGCATATTCAGCCCTTTGCGCGCGCGAAAGCGGCGAATCATATTCGATCTTGAAACCGGCATTTACCAGCTCCGGAGGAGGAGGAGGGAATGCACCATAACCGTCAAGTATCTCTATTTCACGCGGGATCTGCACGCCAAGCGCCTCAGATTGCTGGCGGCCCATCGTAGGAGAGGTCAATACCCCATGCTGCTGGGTAAAAGCAAGCACCTCGGTTGCGGTCATTTGCGGCCTGTCCTTCAAAACCTCATAAATAGTGGAAAGGAACGCGTCTTTAATGGTTCCGCGCACCAGGTTTTCTGATTCTATCGCAAAATCCACCCGCGCACCGGAGTTGAAAGGCTGCGCCATCGGGCGGCCCTGCATATCAAGCATACCCTGGTTAACTTTACCAGGCGAACTATCCATCCAGTTATCATCAGTTGTAAGTATTGCCGGATCTGCGGATTTATGCGCAGAACGCAGGGTAACCTTACGCATCTGGTTAACCGTTTTAATATCTGAAAGCACCGTCCATGCAGGGCTGCGGCCGTATATTTCATTCGGCGCAGTAACATAACGCGAAATAGCGTAAGGGAATGACATATAACCGCTAAGCTCTATCTCTGAACCCTTATCCGCGCCATCCATAAGCAGGTAAATACTGGAATATGCAAGTTTTGTGTGAGTATCTTCATCCTCACGCGGCCGCACAATATGCAGCACGGTATATTCTTCTTCCGTCCGTCCGGCGGTTAGTGCTTTTTGTACCACATCCGGAATCTTTTTGAATTGCCCTTTGAAATTCCTGGCTTTTATTTTAAATTTTCGGTGAGCTCGCGTTATCCGGCCAACATAATTTTCAAAAAAATACATTTCACTTGGATGAACCGACTTATAGCACAATCCGCGCAATTCCTTATCCGCGCCAACATACAGCGTACCGGTACCAAAAGCACCCAAACTCATATAGGTTTCATGCTGCTGGGTTGCGTAATTAGCAGCAGTTGCATAACGATATTCAAATAAAATATCCCTTACATCCTCAAAATATCTTGCAACCGCAGGTATGCGGTTAAGGTCCTTACTGACCGATTTTATGCTGTGCCATAACTGGGTACGCGGCGTAAGCAAGTTTTCAACTGTTGCAGCAAAACGCTCTAATGCGATCGGGGCAGTTGATTCAAATATTTTGGAAGTACGGCGATCACCTTGCGTTTTATCGCCAAAAAACACATTCTGCCTGGGCAGAACATAATCAGCTATTTCCTGGTTGGTGGCATCAAAATTGGAGCGGACACCTTCCGCCTCCGCCTGCATCAATAAGGCTGCTTTTATATCAACCGGCATCTACCCTCCCAGGAGAACTTTTCTTTTTGCGTCAGAATTATCATCAGGATTTATTACCCCACCGGCATAAATATTACCGGCACCGCCACGCAGCAACCGCCTGCGTTCTTCACGCTGCTCATCAGTCGTGTCATCAGCACCTGGCGCACGGGGAATAGGTGCCGGCCCGCGAGGACCATCAACCAAAGCACGGAAAGGGTTTAAACCGCCGAGTTCCGGCCCGAATAAAACATCATTTATACCATCTTCTGACATAGGGCACCCAGGTAAAAATTAGAAATTAAGATAAAAAGATATTCTCATTTTTCCGTCAATAAGTCAACTCATCGTAATTTGAGCTGCTGTTAGCGTTGCTCTTGTTGCCGTTCCGGTTATAGCTTTTTATCACCGCACGGCCCTCACCGCCACCCAACATTCCATACTGCAGAGCTTCCGCAATATGCGAATAAATATTTTTTTCCGGCTTGTCGGAAAATCTCACACCACCGGAAACATTAAGCTTGCGGTATTTATATCCGCCATTCATCGCTTTACGCAGCTGCTTACATTTCGGCCCGATCACCAAACCAGGCACGCCATCAATAAGCTTACCGAGAGCATCAGTCACCACCTCAACCCTTATCGTAAAATCATTGGTTGGCGCAGCTTTCGCGTATATACCCTCACTTTTCAGCATTTCATACGGCGTACTTTCATCAGACTGGGTACGCTGCTCACCCGCAGGGTCACCGGTGATATTTATTTTTTCACGGTGAAAATCACCTTCAATGTAATAATTATTTTCCTGAATATATTTGCGCAATATAGCACCAAAGCGCTTTGCACCCATATCAACAGCAATAAGTTCATCAATGGCAACCCAGTTACCCATCGCACCACGCTGCAGAAATGCAGCAGCCGGCGTGAGTCCAAAATCAATCCCCAGGTAAAGCGGCAGGCGCGGGTTATATTCCACCTTTGAAGAAAAATGTATCTCATCGTTGTAGTTGTTATAGATCGGCTTACCATCGCTTATGAAGCCGTACTCACCCTTCACATAAACCTTTATCCACTCCTCATCCTTACCGGCCATCATTTTTCTGTAATAGCCCTCAGGAAGGTTATGGATATTTTCCGCATTGGCACTTAAACCGCTTGGCTGGCGGAAGAATTCCCAATCTTCCGGGCTTTGCTCCTCCGCAAAATAATACCACCAGTGATCATCTGTTGGCGGGTTAGTGTCCATAATTATTCCGTACCAGCTGCAGCCGCCATCTTTTTTTGCAGGGTAACGGCCAACACGCGCAGTAGCAGCATCAACGATTTCCTTATTGATCTCCCGCGCCTCATTGAACCATATTCCGGTACATTCAAGGGATAAAAGTTTTTTTACATCCTCCGGTTTATCCAGCGCAATGAATATAACCTCCATGTTAATATCAGCATATTTCAGGTAATGCGTATATGGCGGCTTACCGGTCATCCTGCCGAAGATCTCCGGAGGAAACCAATCCACCCAGGTTTTTATCGTGGTAGTTTCCAGCTGCGGCAAAGTGTTTCTCACCACCAGCCAGCGCGTGCGCCTTATACCGTCCGCGCCAGGCTTTTGCTCCTGGCTGCGGCGGAACATTTCAAAACAGCACGCAACTGACTTACCGGATCCAACCGGTCCCATCAACCCACGCACGGAAGCGTTGGAAAGATGAAACTTTGCGGCGATCGGGCCGGCTTCATAATTTATTTTATGCAGGCCCGCTTCCATTTACCACCACTTCAGGTTTTTTGTTTTCACCGCCAGGAATATTGATCTGAACCAGAACATTACCCCCACCACCAGGTTTATCGTTGGCACCTATCCGGCCGGTAGCTTTTAAACTTGCCTCAGACATTTTTGCAAGCACACCGGCAAATTTTGCCTGCGTATCTGAATCAACCCCTTTTTCATCATACTTATCCTCAAACTTTTGCATCAAACGCATATGCTCACCACCTGCATATTTAGCATTCATGCGGTGTTCGTACATCCAGGCAGATTGTATCTTTTCCATTTCCGCGCAGATCGATGGCGACTGCATCGGATCATTCGCGCTCTTGTAACCGGCAATTTTTGCTGCCTCCGTCTTATCAAGATTTTTCCCGTATTCCTCCAGAAAAACAAATTCCTTTTTTGTAAGCAACCGCTTACCACCGCGCAGATCCGGTATAGAATCCTTAACCTCTCTCACCGGTAACAGATCTGTATTTTTATTTTCGTCAGTCATTCAAAATTATTGTTTACATCTTTTTCTGAATGGATACTAACTGGCAGGATTTTAGAATTTTGTGAGCCTTGATAGTGGCATCTTTGTAAGTTCCTGAGCAGTCCATAATAAACGCATCTATCTCCTCCACCAGTTCCTTGTTATCCACTGGTTGCGCTTGGGGGAGGGTGTTCCATGCTGCTTGCCAACCATACCAAGCCTTTGCTGTATCACTCTGACGATAAATTGTATGAGCTGAAAGCTTCTCTCTTTCAATGTTATAGCCATTTTCATCAGCCCACTTCTCAAACGCCTCTCTGCAAGGCAGCAATTTCCCCTGTGTGTTATTTTCCATTTCTATAAACCCCAAAAGCATTGACTGCAGCCTTAGTAACATCGCTCCAATAAGGAAATTCCATTTCCAGCCTTTTTTGCTTACGCTCCTCTGACTCACCATAATTCGCTTGCCAGATAACGGTTTTTACCATTTCACGAAACTCCCTGGTATCAAAAAACTCCAATTCTCGCTTTTCACGCTCAAGCCTCACTTCTTCAAAAACATCCGTTGGTGGAATCCAACCAAGAGAAATTAAACTTTCCCTTACCGCATAATCCTTAAAATCAACAATCTCCTTAGTTATTTTACCGGCAAAATCAGTAGCAACACATAACTCTTGATCCACCAAAGATTTACTAAGTTCTACCGATATTTCATTTTCCCTCTTTTCCATTTTTTACCTGCCATTCGTTTTTGATAAAAGGGTGCGGCTCCAGTCCCAGCTCACGCAATTTTTTCTGTACTTCAGGGTCCTTCATCATCAGTGAGGCCTTAGTCCTCTGCACCTTATACGCCACACTAGGGCACCATGACCCAGCACCAAATCCCGCCATCGCTGCCGCGCGCAATTTTATCCCATGCAGCGACTTACCCTCTTTCAGCCGCGCACGGAGCAAATTGTTATACGCATTGGCAAAGGCCGCCCGTATATCAACAGATTTTTTAGATCTCTCCCTATGCCATAAACTATCAACCATAAACTTTCAGCCGTTTTCAAAAAACTATCACAAACCGGTTAATTTGTCCACCCCTTACACAAACCCCTGATTTTTTGCCAAAAAATGATTTTTAGAGGGGTAAAGTCAGCCTGTGACATAATGTGGCAAATTTGTGGCGTGAATTATCCTTATAAAACAATAACGTGCCAGATGTGGCAGGTTTTTGATACAAAACATAGCTATATACATGAGAATACCAGGCATGAAACAGGTTAAATAGATCAGGAAAATTTCTCACATACGGGGCTTTATATATATATATATATTTGTAACATTTATATAAATATATATATAAGCTATTGATTTATATAATTTTTTCGTGTTACAAAAAACGCCACAATCACGCCACAACTTGCCACATTTGCCACAACCTTAAAACCTCTCACAATCCTTTCTAGGTCTAAACTTCAGGAGAATTTACCACAATTTTTTTGACACGCAGTTTTAAGCGGTGGACAATTTTGCGCTGCCTGATCGGCCCCAAGAATTTAAGTTCGCGGTGGACAATTTTAGGCAAAACATCATAAGCGGTGGACAATTTTTTGACCATAAAACCCAGTTTTTTATAAGGGTAATACCGTGTTTTTACGGAGAAAAATAAATTTTGGGGTGGCGGGGGTCGGTTTTGGAAAAAAAGTTCAGGGTCGGGGAAAAGTGCAAAGTGGCGCAAGTGCTAGCTTAGTGTCAAATACTGAACGGTGTTTTACATTAATCGCTGTTACAAGCCATTTCCACAACCGTCAAACCTGCCTCAATCCGGTCAAGTTCCTATATAATGCTAGGTTTCTAGCCATAAACCACCATCAATTGAGATGTTAAACTGTCAACCGGTTAAGAATATGTTAACTCATAGATGACATTATTAAATTCAAACTTGATATTTTGCAGAGTTTTAAATTCTTTAAAACATCAAAAGCAACGCGAAAATGACAGCAGGAAAGAATTTTGAATAAATATGCGTTTTGTTCTTGTGTTCTTCTAAAGAACAGTATATATAATTAGTTAAGCGGTGGACAATTGGACATCGCGAAACACAACAACGGAGCCAATATGAGCAATAAAGTATATGAGATTATCACCAACAAAATAATAGATAAGATTGAAAGCGGGGAGCTAGGTAACTGGATAAAGTCTTGGAGTGCAGATTATGCAGAACAGCCAAAAAACCCATCAACTAAAACACAATATCGCGGTATTAATTATATGTTATTACAACTAGCGGGTTTCAGTAACCCAAACTGGATGACATTTAAGCAGATCAGTGCAAAAGGCGGCAGAGTTAAGAAAGGCGAAAAATCTACTATGATTATTTACTATAAAAAACTCGATATCGAAGAAGAAGGCACTAACGGCGAAACAGTTGAAAAATCAATCCTAATGTTAAAAGGTTACCTGGTATTTAATGCAGATCAGTGTGAAAATTTACCAGCTGAATGTTATACAGCGCCGGTAAAAAGAGGGCGCAAGTTTTCAAACCTGCTGGATATAGCGCAAAATTCAGGTTTTAATATATCATTAAGAGGCAACCGAACTTACTATACACCGGCAAGCGATTCAATCACAATGCCGGAAATTAGCGCTTTTAACAGCGTTGATAATTTTGAATCCGTATTATTACATGAGTTAACCCACTTAACCGGCCACGAAACCAGGCTTAACCGGTTAAAGAAATTTGACCGTTTTGGTAGCTCGTCATATGCTTTTGAGGAATTGGTTGCAGAACTAGGCAGCGCGTTTGCTTGTGCAAAACTAGGTATTCAAGGTGAAATGCAACACGCTGAATATTTAAATTCCTGGCTACAGGTTTTAAGGAAGGACAAAAAAGCAATATTCAGCGCGGCAAGCCATGCACAAAAGGCCTGTGACTGGTTAATTGATAACCTAAAGGAAAAACAGTCACTTTTACTAGCAGCATAATTAACCGCACCATGCTACCGGCATTAATATAAACGGAATTATACACTTTCGGGCTTGACATACTATAATTAGTATGCTATATTCAGGGCAAGTCAGCAGAAATGCTGATGAAACAATAAAAAAGGTAAAATATGAAAACAACTGTAAAAAATTTAACAGCTCTTAAAAAAGACTTAAAAAGGTTCGGGAAAAAGGATTTGAACATTGACCATTGCACACAGGAATCAATCGATAAATTTCAAGAATATGGTGATTATGAGATTGGTTCTTACTACTCAAAATCTGGCAACCCTGTAGTTCTTCGTCCATCTAACATATTGACAACTACCGATAAAAATGACGAAATAGTTGAAATCACAATAATTTATTAATATGAAATTCACGAGTATAACAGAAGTCTATAGCAAGTGGCCTAATCAGGCCGCTTGTATAGCACACCTTGAAAAAATAAGGTGGGGTGATGAGAAACCTATTTGCCCTTATTGCACAGCCAGTACCACAGCAAAACACGCAGACAGAAGCCGTTGGCAATGTTGGGGATGTAACAAGTCATTCTCAGTTACTGTTGGCACCATTTTTCATAATACCCATATTGACCTGCAAAAATGGTTTTTGTTAATATCTCTGATGTTCTCAGCAGCCAAGGGTCTTAGCTCGCTGCAAGCGTCTAGGGTTATTGAGGTTAGGCAGCCTACAGTCTGGTCAATGATGCACAGAATACGGGCAGCTATGCGTGATGATAAAAAATTATTGAGCGGTATAGTCGAAAAAATCTCTAAAAAATCCTTATGATATACAAAAACCTGCTCAAAACCCCGTTTCGGCCTATAGTTAAGATACTTGGAAAAAGAATTACAGTTCAGGAAGCAGGCGTAAAAGTAACCGGCTATTTATACAAAGGTTGTATTTATATTACATCCTTCAAGCTCTCCGGAAAGACATACGACAAAGAACTGCACAGGCGCAACTCCAAATCATCGGTTGCGGTTGATAACCCACCTTTACAGTGATTAACAATCTCAGTTTTATCTGCAGATACTTGCCATAAGTTAAACCCCGTTTCAGCATCATATCTTATTTCAAACTTTGTCTGCAGCTCCGATAATATCTTTTCCTGGTACAAAGAGTTGAATACCAGATTATGCAGCCTCAAAACCCCGTTACCGGTTTTATCTTTCACTTTTTCGTAATGAAATCTCCAGATCTTTTCATAAACCATTTTTGAAACACACCTCAACCTGGCCGAAAAATATTCTGGAACTTTTTGCTCCCTGATCAGCTGCTTGTAATAATCTTTTTTCTGAATAACAAAATCCAGCAAAGGCTGGTAATTCTCTATCTCATCCATGAGTAGCTGATTATTCTGCCAGATCTCCGCCAGGCGATCCATATTGTTACCGGCAACTAAAACATTCTCCAGATCTCTACAGATCATACCGGTAACATCATACACCCTATCCGGTATCGGCCATTCACAAAAAGCACCTTCCCTCACCACACCCATCAGAACGCTCGTTTAGTTTGCTCCGCGCCGGCAATTGCAACATTAAGCGGTATAGCAACAGCACGCGAGGTGATATTAAAACCAAACCTGGTTGTAGGCGCATCTTCTGCACCGGCACATTGTAATAATAACCTATGCCAGCTCTGATAAGAACCTTTAGCCATTATTTCCGCGAGTTTAATATGAGAATTGGCAACATAGAGTTTATTACTATCTTTATCCACCTTCAGCCCGTACCTTTTCAGATGATTATCCGCTTCACCGGCACCAGCCTTATCATAGAGAACCATTTCAATAAGCTCGTTAACGCCGCGTTCTATATAATGGTTATCTGCCTGTATGCGTAAAATATACTGCATCATGAAGGCAAGGCACTTATCATGATCCTTCACCGCCTCCACCGGAGTTGAAAGTGACCAATCCTGTGCAGTTATCCAGTTTTCGGCCTCCTCTTTTGTTACGGCCGTACTGTGCTCCAGTGAGTATGCGCCGGCACATAACGCACCAAGCTGATCACCCAGACGTGAAGATCCAAGATGTTTTATTACCGCACTTTTAAATATCCTGGCATTCTTCCTGATGATCGGCAGCAGTTTAAAACTACGCATATGCAGGGCATTAACATATTCCGGAGTAAGTAGATCATCAATTCCAGCTTCATAATCAAGGAACTTTTTCTCCCTGACACCTCTTTCATCGGCAGTAAGCGTTTTTTTATCAGGCGGCTGCTTCAGGGTAAGTATGGTCAACCGGCTTTCATCCGCATAATCACGGATATTCACACCTATAGAGGCAAAAGCAAAACATGATCTGATACAAAAATCATCACCCTCACCGGTGACAGTTCCGCGATAGGTTTTAAAATCAGTATCAGAACTACTGCCGCGCGCCAATTCAAGCACCCTTTGGTTTTCTTCCTGGCGGCGTAAATTATTACCCTCAAATTCATCCCATATCACCGGCAGCGCATCAGAACCAAGTTTTTGCCTGCAGCCGGCAGCGGTTGAATCACCTATCACAAAGATACCAACCTTGCCGCACGCCTTCAGGAGTATTTTTGACATTACGGTTGTTTTACCCGCACCTGAAGAACCGGTTACCCAAATATGCGGCCGCCACTCCAAACCCCCGCAGAGAGGCGCAATAACCGCAAAACCGGCAAGCAGCTTACCGTATATTTTCGCATCCCAGTCCAGCCATTCACAGACTTCAACCAGTTTTTTGCTGTCCTTAGTTGCCAGATGTTTTACATATTTCACGCCCAGATCACGGGTGGCTTCATACATATATTCACTCTGATATTCGTTAACATGGTAAATATCCTCATTGACCATGAGCTTTTGCCCCATATGGAAAATATATTTTCCATCATTTTCAACCCAAACACCTGCACCGCGTATAATATCGGGGTTAAAATAACCCTTACTCTCCGCCCAACGCTGCAGAGTATCGCTGCATTTATGCTTGTCCAGGCCGCCAACTTTTTTAGCAAAAAGATCATACCAGAAATTGAGCGGCATCAAGCTCATAAGATAATTTATATCGGCCAGCTGGTTAGGCGACAAAGAAACAACGATACCGCGCTTTTTAGTGATAAAATAAACCTTATTATCTTTACCATAACCGAGGCAGCGCAGATCCTGCTGATCCTTTAAAGTTTCACCGGCAGCGCTGCTCAATAATTCATCCTGCGCATTATACTCATCAGCGCCGGATTTCATTTTCTCATCCATGATCAGTGATTCCAGGGAGCGCAGAGTTACCGCATTTTCCTTTATCCAGGTACGCGCATCATCCGGGTTAGGTATGTCAGCTATATCCCAGGCTTTTTCATGCAGGCCTGCAGATAAACTTTCCCAGCATATCCTTACTGAATTATTTGTACGCTGCAGCTTATGAGCCATTTTTAACATAGCTTTCTGGCCGCCTTCATCATAATCCGGAATAAATATCAGGTCACGGCCGGTCAATTGCGACCAGTCACTAAGGTCATGAGCTGAAGCACCACCACGCCAGCACACAGCAGCATATTCCGGCAAATTCTGGATAACATAAGCCCATTTCTTTTCACCTTCCACCACCAGAACTGTTGATTCCGGGCGTTTAAAAACATAATCCATACCGCAAAGCGGGCGGTTATTCGGCCAGTCTTTATTATGCCAACCGGTTGTATCAAGTATTTTTCCAGTACCAACCCATTTATCAATACTTTTATCCAGTATCTTTTGCTCACGCACATAACGGCACCATGAGCTTGGGATAGGGTTTTTTCTACCATCCGGAAGGCGGTAAGTTATAACGCGGTAAACCAGCTTACCTTCAAAATTCCGGTATTTTGTTTCCGGATAGAGCTCATCACCGGTTTCAGGATCTTTAAATATAGCATCCGGCTTTCTACCCTTTGGCAGCGATGGATAACCGGCATCATCAGGAACAGGTAAAGGCTCAACCAGATCTTTTACTATTTTTCCCTCAGGTTTTTTATTGTCTTTATTTTTGGCATTTTTGCGGGAATTAAAATCGACCACATTACTGGAGCTCAAGTCCGCATAAGCCTGCTTGGCATCCACACCTTTCAAATATTGATATAAGGAAATAAGATCACCACCGGAATCACCAGTGGCAAAATCAGACCATCTGCCATAAAGAAGATTAACACTAAAAGAACCAGCTGAAGAATCAGACCTGGTAGGATTGATTGAAACCCATTCTTTACCCTTGCGGTGACCATCAGGCAGCCAACTTAAAAGCAGGGAATCTATTTTAGAAAGCAGCTCGCGTGCGAGTGCCGGAAAGTCATATTTGTTTGACACTGTTTATACCTTTATTCGATTACCAAGCCGTGCAATATCCTATACAACCTTACCAACACTTTATAACCAGGGTTGGCAGTGCCGTTTTCAATTTTATTGATGGTTGGCCGGCTGCAGTTTATCAGCTCAGCAAGCTCACCCTGGTCAAGCCCTGCAGCTTCACGTAAAGGTTTCATGTTTTTTACTGTGAGCTCAATATCATATTTGATATAACGCTCTGCTGCAGGTTTTTTTGGTTTATATTTTTTAGGCATATTTTAACTCTACGATAAGGGAATTAATTAGCCCCAGCGACACCTCTATACACCCGTAAACCTTCATAGGACCAAATTTAACAATTCCCGCGTTTTTAACCTGATGATTACCTTGCAAAAAAGAATGCCAGTTATCACCATACAGATAGTCCATTACCGCATTCAAATTGTTGTTATTTTTGGCAAGATAAACCACATCCCTTTCAGAGCTAACCTTAACCCCATAACTCTTTAAAGCGGCATGACTAACCTCATCTCCATCATAATAAGCCTTGTGTATCAACTCACCGAAACTTTTTTCTTTAAAAACGAATGGCGCATTAGAATCACCCACCCGAACCAAATATGACAAAAAATTCCTTAAAACCTGCAGCTGCAACTCATTAACCCTATCAGCTTTACAAAACTCGCCCATAAACCTCTCCTGTTGTGTTGTTAATTTTCGTTAGTTATCAGATCTGCAAAAGTTGGCTTTACCCAACCGGCAGGCTTTAACACCTTACCATCCGCACGGAATTCAGCAGCATAAGCGGAATTCAGTTTACGCAAATTACTATTTACCACGCGGTTTAAACTTTCCCTGGTATTTTTACGCGCAGTCGCCGGATCAAGTCCCTGCAACTTACGCAGCAATTTGTATGGAAGGTTGGCGGCAAGAACTTGAATATCACACGCGCCATCGATGAGCTCAACTATATCACGCTCACGGATAGCCTTTAAAGTTTCCTCAAATTCTTCACGGATCAGCACATCAACCACCCAATGCAGATAATCCCAAAAATCAGGATATTTTTCATCAAGCTTGCCGTAAGTAAGCTCTGCACGCTCGCAGAATTCCAGGTTTTTATCGTGTACATCAAGCTCATTTCTTTCAACCCCTGAAACCAGCCATTGACTACCCGCTTCCAATACCGGTAACTGAGCTTTACCTGCATGAACAGCACTTTGCGGGTTGTAATCAGTGGTTAAGAATTCATGCACCAGAACCGGCGTATCATCCATTATCTGCATCATGGTGCAGCCAAGCAAATTACCTTCAGCATCTACTCTGTCCGGGCCAACAGAATAACAATTAATTATATAGCGGTAGATCTTCATAAAGATTCTTTTTTAGGGTTGATAAAAGCCTTATTCTGGCGGGCAGTCATAATATAACCTATCCATAAACCTCCTTTTTGTTATTTAAATACCGGAACAATTTCTTCCCAGCCTTTCTTTTTATCGTCAAAAGCAATCGGCTTCATATCCTTATGAATTATTATAAGTTTTTCTGAGAACACTGTCATTTTACAGTCAACACATCTAAGTTTCTTCCAGTCGGTAGGCAGCTTGTTAAGCGCAGAAATAGCCTTATTCAGATTCATATTAATACTCCCTTTATTTCCTGACATTCACAACCTATATTTTCTTTATGTTCATGTAAAGCACTTTTTTTATTGACGGATATTTTTTTTAATATACTATGGGTAGAGATTAAAACACAACTTTTAGTAGTTCATGAAAAAAGGCGTTGGTTACATAAGGGTTTCCAAAAGTAAACAGGAAGAATCACCTGAAGCACAAATGGAAAAAATAAAAAATTACTGCAACCTCCACAATATAGAGCTGCTGTTTATTTTATATGACGAAGATATTTCCGGTGATGTACCTATATGCGAAAGACCGGCCGGTAAAGATATAGAAAAATGGATAGAGCAAGGCGCAACCGAGATCATCGCCGCAAAACTGGACAGGATGTTCCGCACCACCATCGGCGCACTAACCCAAATAGAATTATGGGTTGAAAGAAAAATAGCGGTTCACATAGTTAACCTGCAGGGAATATCCATTGACACATCAACAGTGAACGGCAAGTTCTTCCTTACCTTAATGTCAGCGGTGGCGGAAATGGAACTTGGCATGATCAGGGAGCGCACGCAGGATGTTATGGATAAAAAACGCGCGGCAAGTGATTTTTTAGGCACAGTACCCTTTGGATATGAACGCTATGATTTCACGATCGATGCCGAAGGCATAAAACGCGGAGGTAAGGTAAGGCCGCTACCAACCAGATCTGCCGCGATCAGGGATATAAAGGATATGTATAACGCAAAACTAAGCACGCGCTACATAGCCAAAGCGATCAAGGAAGATTACGGCATTGACTGCACCGCCACAACCATCTGCAACATAGCAAAAGGAGAGCCCGATGAACAGCCCAACCTTATATAATGATCACACACCTGCAGTGGCGGACAAGATCATCAGCAACCAGCTGCAGGAGATAGAAGGTGACAGGATCCACCGCGAATGGAAAAAATCCCATCAGGAATATTTCCGCAAACTAAAGAATAGCGAGGTTTCATGATAACCCCGATAATACTTTCCAGAGGTGACAAAAATTATATCCGCAGCATGAACCGCTCGCAATGGAAACATTATTCACGATTGATGCGGTGCATACACAGAGCAGTCTGGGAACATATGGAAAAGCATTTATCCGATATAGTTATTTTTGGCAGCAGCATAACCACACCGGAAGAATCAACCAGCATTCATAACAGAACCTTAGAGCTGCTTGAGGGACTTAAACCAACAAAAGGAGAACTATGATAAAAAGATTTTTTCAAAAACGCAGGCAAAAATTAATTGATGATATCGCAAAGGCGGTGATCAATAAAATTGATGACGCGCACCTATCAGGCGAATTCCTGCCGCCAGTTACCCTTAATGGAATGGTGTATATAATGACAAAAAGAGGAGAGATATACAGGATGCAGCAGGACCTCACACAAGAAATGGAAATAATAATGCAAATCAGAAGGTAATATGACCCCACTAGAAAAATTATTTAAAGAAGATATGCACTATTTTGTCATTAAGGATGACGGCAATTGTGAAAAAAACGCTTTCCATACCCAATTGCCATTTCCTCACGTTATAGTAGTCGCGGACCTGAAAAAGACAAAAACCAAACAAGGCAAGCGGGCACATAAATACGCATTATATTTTTCCGAGCATGAATATAAGGCATTTATAGTTGATGACACACTCAGTTTTTATGACCCGACTGATGGCCTGGTATTATTTGCTGCTATGCACAAAAAAATGGGCCGTGAGGAGTTCGACAGTAAAAAATTCGTAGTGGCAGATTATATTCTGGAGCGCATCAGCCATGAAGTAAGAAAAATTGCGATCGGATTTAAAAACCAAACCATCCATTAATTTATGAAAGAAAAACTTACCGAGCAGCAGATCAACCTTATAATCGGCAAAAATATCCGTACCGCAAGACTTGACGCAGGGCTCATTATAAGTGACCTTGCCGGCAAATTAAAGGTAAGCACCTGGCAAACAGCAAAATATGAAAAAGGGATAAACCAGGTATGCGCCGCAAAACTTTACCGGATAGCCGATATATTGAACGTACCGGTAACAGATCTGTTACCGCCGGCAAAGAAACCGAAAGTGCAGGAAGATGATAAAAAAACCCTGAACCTGATCAGCTCGCTTGAGCCGGTACATAAAAACGCAGTCCTGAAACTTATCAGAACCCTGCAACGATAACTATTAACCAACCAAAAGGAGAAATATGATAAAAGAACCAAAGTGTGTCAATTTTTAACACTATCAGTAACCCTCCTATTTAATAATTATTAAATAGGAGGGTTACTGATAGTGTTAATGCTATCGTATTAAAAATTTAAAAAAGAGGCAAAAATGACTAATAAAAAAGAGAAAAAAGAAAATCAACCAGTTCTCGTGACCACAGAATTCAGAGGGGTGTTTTTTGGCTATCTGAAATCCGATGAAAAATCCCCAAACGAAATCACGCTGACAGGAGCAAAAAATTGCATATATTGGTCTACCAGTGTAGGCGGTTTTTTAGGACTTGCATCAACCGGCCCTGATGGAAACTGCCGGATAGGAAAAAGAGTTGAAAAATTAACCTTATACAAAATTACCAGCATCACACCAGTAACCAAGAACGCAACTGACAAATGGGAGGCAGCATAATGCAGGCAGTAGTAACAAAGCACCTCGCATTAAAAGCTATATTACTTGGTGCTTGCTCTGCTGCTGCAAAAAAAATAGGGATGAAAATAACTTCGCTACCCACTAGCGACCTTATTTGGGCAGAAGAAAGAGGATTGTTAAATAAAAAAGAAACATCGGATATCACCGGTAACAATTTACCTTTATGGGTTCAATCCGGGTACGGGTACGGGTACGGGTCCGGGTACGGGTACGGGTACGG